GGCAGGTACACAGGCTGCTGAGGCTGCTATGAAGAACGCTGATACCTTAGCTAGTAAAGCTATTAGTATACTTCAGGAAAAGTATCCTCAGTATTACGAAAAAGGTCAAAAAATACTTAGACAACAATCTAAGGTACTTGGTAAGCAATCTGTTAAGTCTGCTGTTGTTGGTGCAGGTTCAATGCCTGAACAGACAAAAGAAACTATACAGCAGGACGAAAGAGCTAGGCAAAAAGAACAGGCTTTAAGGGAACGAGAAGGTAGAATTGCCCCTTTATCGCCAGAAGTAAAAGGTATGTTGGAGAGCGCTAGGCCGGCCCCTTTAAAACTTGAAATTAGAGGAACGAATAGATGAACAAAATTGATAAGGCTCTTGCCTTTACATTGAAATGGGAAGGGGGTTATGTAGATAATCCTCTGGACATGGGAGGTATCACTAACTATGGTATCTCCCAACGACATTATCCAAACCTAGACATAAAGAACTTGACACTTGAGAAAGTTAAAGAGATTTATGAGTGCCATTATTGGACTAGAGTTGGATGTCCTTGGATGAAGGATGAGAAGTTAGCTATTGTGGCTTTCGACACAGCAGTTAATTGTGGTGTAGGGTTCGTTAAAGAAGCACTTAAAACTTGTAACACTGTGGATCAACTACTGGAAGCAAGGAAGCAAAGGTACTTCAGCATCATAACAAAAAACCCTACTCAACGTACCTTCAGAAAAGGATGGTCGAATAGGGTTAATGATCTTGCTGAGTTAGTGGGCAGTTCCGTCAGGTGGGTCGTTGAGGATACCAAAGATAATGTTGATAAGCCCAAGGTGAACAACAATAAGAAATGAGTCTTCATCATCCATATATTCAATACCTAGTGCAAACCCTGTTTTCCATTCGAGTAGTATTTCCATCTTTGTTTACCTTATAGTTAGCTATTCCAACCATTAGAATAGCGATTGAGACAATTAAGTTTAATGTTTCCGTCAAGATTACCTCTGTTAAGCCCTACGCAGGAAACTGTGCAGGGCTATTTTTTTGTCTGTATCATTTAGGACACGTTAAGCCCACACTTCATCCCAAGTACCTGATGTAGCCCCTTTAGCATAATCACTACTCTTGTTCTCAAAGAAGTTAGTGTGACTAGGAGCGTTTATCATTTCCGCTACCCATGGCAAAGGGTTCTCTTTAACTTTAAAGATACCTTTCAAGCCAAGACTAATAAGCCTACGATCAGTGATGTACCTGATATACTGCTTTACTTCCTCTTTACTAAGTCCTGTAACGCCACCAGTAGAAAATGCAGATTCAATAAAAGCATCTTCCAACGAAACCATCTTCTCTGCAATCGTATAGATTTTAGATTTAAGCTCATCGTTCCACACCCCTTTGTTCTCTTTAATGTAAGTCCTGAACAACTCAATCATACCTTCAGCGTGCTGTGTTTCATCAACAATAGACCACTGAATAATCTGACCCATACTACGAAGCTTACCCTGTCGGCTGAAGTTCAACAACATAATGAAGCTGGAGAACAACTGCATACCCTCAGTAAATGCAGAGAATACAGCAATGTTCTCCGCAATCTTACTAGGCTCTGTAGAACCGTCCATACGGGCTTCAATGTACTCGTGCTTATCTCGCATACACTCATAGTCCAAGAAAGCCTTGTAGGTCGTCTCAGGCAGTCCTAGAGTCTCTATCAAATGAGAGTACGCTGCAACGTGCAGAGCTTCTCTGGCTGCAAAGCCTAACAACATCATCCTAACTTCTGGAAGATTGAAGTAGGGCAGATAAGCCTTGGTGTATCCTTCAGCAACATCAATGTCACCTTGAGTAAAGAATCTAAAGATTTGAGTAACAAACTCTTTCTCTTCTTTGGTTAGTTTATGCTTCCAGTCTGCAACGTCTTCTGTGAAGGGCAACTCAGTATGCAGCCAGTGTGACTGCTCATGTCGTAGCCACCTATCATAGAACTGTGGATGTGTAAAGGGTTTAAAGTATGCTCTGTTGTCAGTTAGTTTATGTTTCATTTAATGTCTAGTACCTTTTTAATGTTTGGTGTGAAGTAATACTTACCTTTAAGTACCTTCCCAGTTTCACTATAGAGAACTTTACCATCCTCTAGTTTGCTCATGTTACTATCATGCACTTCTTGGAAGCATTTGTCAAGGTTTATGCCATAGGCGTGACCAGCTCCATATATGACATATAACAGGTCTGTCAGGGCATCAGCGATCTCTACCATGTCACTGTAGTAGACAGCCTCAATAAGTTCTTCAAATTCTTCTTTGATAAGACTCAAGCGAAGATTCTGAGTATCATGGTCAGGGAACGTTGGAGTCTCATGTACGTCTTGTTTAAAAGTCATCATGAACTCTGCTACTTTGTCGAAGTTGGTTGTCATATTTTCCTTAGAGATAAAAAAGCCTACATAGAATAAACTATGTAGGCTATGTTGTCAATACTTATTCACAAGCTAGGCAAGCTGTTTCTTCATCAATAACTCTGCGAACAACTTTGTTATTCACTTTGTCTGCTTTACCGATCTTCTCAGAACGACAGTAGTACAAAGTCTTCAGTCCCATCTGCCAAGCTCTCAAGTGTACATTGTGGATGTACTTAATTGAGTCATCAGGTCTAAAGAACAAGTTAATACTCTGTGCTTGGTCAATATATTCCTGACGATCAGCAGCGTGTTGAATAATCCACTGTTGATCTATTTCCATTGCTGTCTTAAATACTTCTTTCTCGTGTTCTGAGAAGAAGTCTAAGTGCTGAACAGAACCTTCATTACTAACGATATCTTCCCAAACCTTCTCAGGTGTCAGTGATATCTTCTTTTCGCTATAGTATCTGTTAATAATGCTATCGAGAAACCTGTTACGATTAATACTACTCCCACTAAGGGTATCTTGACGATAGGCGTTAGCCCTGAAAGGTTCCACAGATGGGGAAGTGTTACCCATAATAATGGAGCTACTAGCATTGGGGGCAATAGCCATGAGATGGCTGAAGCGTCTGTGTAGAGTCCCTGTGCCCACAGCATCAGGACAGCTACCACGCAATATACCAAGTAAGCTGTTAGCAGCATCTAATTTTTCCCTTACATGTTTGAAGATTCGTTTGTTTAATCCTACTGCCATTGGCGATTCAAAGGCAATCATTTTCTTTTGTAACAAGGCATGGAAGCCTAGCGCACCAATACCAATACTACGTTCACGCATAGCACTGTAGACTGCTCTGTTGATCTCTGTTGGTGCATTAGTGATAAAGTAGTCTAGTACATTATCAAGCATTGCAGCAACATCAGTGAGAAAAAACTTATCATCTTTCCACTCATCCCAGTACTCTAGATTAACACTACTAAGACAACACACAGCAGTTCTATCTTTGTTCTGGGCTAGTGTAATCTCACTACACAGGTTACTACCGTGGCACTTCAAACCCATAGCCTTCTGATACTCTGGCAAAGCCTTGTTAGTAGTATCAATGAAGTGCAGATAAGGTTCTCCAGTTGTCATACGCAACTCAATAATCTTCATCCACAATTCTTTAGCAGATACTGTCTCGTAGACTTTACCATCATTAGGATTGATTAAATCCCATGAGTCATCTGCTTTAGGGTCTTTAGTACAACGCTCAATAATCTGCATAAAGTTATCAGTGATGTTGATACCATGATGTAGGTTATGACAGCGACTATTAACATCCCCTGTAGGCTTACGCATCTCAAGAAACTGTACAATGTCAGGGTGGCTAATATCAAGATACATAGCATAACTACCACGCCTTGTTGTCCCTTGTTTATAAGCCAAGCAAGCACTATCGTACACCTTCAGGTGAGGCATAACACCTGTAGACTTACCATCACTGGCACGTATGCCTACAGAGATACCTACACCACCTCCCATCATCGACAACCAATTAGTCTCTGACAGGGTATTAACTAGCCCTGCTGCACTGTCATCCATGTAAGGCAAGAAGCAACTAATAGGCATTGCTTTAGGGTCTTTTCCAAAGGCTAGAATAGGTGTGCTGAAACTAAGCCAATGCTTACTAGCATAATCATAGAGTCTCTGAGCATGGAAAAGACAACTACCAAAGGCTTCTGCAACATAAGCAAACCTATCTTGTGGACTCTTTTCTTCAGGACGCATATAAGACTCTTTGAGCCTCTTTAGTCCCAACTCATCAAACAAATTATCTCTGCTATAATCAACAACCAATTGTGTCATATTCTTCCTCATCGTTATCATCTAATTCTTCCTGTAGTTCAACAGACTTCTTAATAATAAAGTCCTCAAACCTGTCTACAATATCTTCACTTCTAATATGAAGTAACTCCAAAAGAGTCACTTCGTCAATCTGTTTAAGTCTCTCACACAGGTCAGTGGTCGTAATAATCATTTTACACCTCTAAAAAAGTTATAAGTTCATCAAGGTAATGTGAAGCCTTCTTCAGGTCTTCTACACCGTTCTTAGTTTGGTAACGAAGAAGATACTTTATTACATTACCACGGAGATAACCTTCGTATTCTTCTTTCTTAAAGTTAGCCTTCATAATGTCCAGCGGCTGAATAGGCATATCAGCATAGTGTGTACCACCAACCTGCATATCATCATCTCCTTTTTCAAAACGGTGTCCAACACACCCTCTATTGGACAGTTTTACACACAAAGCCCCGTCAAAATTAGCAACACAGCTTTTACAAGCGGCTCCTAACTCCTTGGCTAGTATGTGTTCTACTCTATTGTACTTTTTACCATCTACAACTTCATAATGAATACCTTGTTCCTCCTCAATGTAGTAACGATTAGGACTAGAACAATCAGCACCCAGTATAGCACATAGTTCGTCATCATCGTCAGCTACACAGTGCTTACAAGCACTACCTGACTCTAATGTAGTAGCGTGCAGAATCGGGAAGTACTTCTTACCGTTTACGATTACAGTTTCCATTTAGTCCTCAAAGAAGTGTTTAACCATTAAAAAAATTATACAGAGCAGAGGAACGAATGTCAAGAAGATAGTGAACAATTCATCAAGCATATTTGCCTTTCAAGTATTTAAGACTAACGAACATCTCATCAAAGCTACCGTTATCAACTTCGTTAAGCACTACAACACCTCTCCAGTGCTTGTTGCCTTGTATGCCCATGTAGTCCTCGTTGTGATCGTAACAGCTACCTGCAATGATACAGGTGATGCTGGAGCCATCTGCTTTGCGTCCATAGGCTACTTGTCTGCCCTGCTGATGTCCTACTACACAACTCATGTGAGTCTTGTTTACCATCTGCTGTGCAGTCCCTATAGGACGTCCCATAGAACCAGAAACCATATAATGACTATAAGCAACACCATCAATTACAACAACCTCTAAGAAGTCTTTTACATCCCATCCTTGTTCCTCTAATCCAAGATCATCATAGGACAAGAATCCTTCTAGTTTCCTGTCAGACTCAATAGCCCTCATGATTCTTTCTTCGTGGTTGCCTAAAGTGAATACCATCCTAGGCTTCCATTGCTTATCCTTATTGCGAATAAGTCTCATTTGCTCATTTCTGATGGGTTGCAGCAAAGTTTCCATTGCCTTCTTCCCTGCTTCAAGGTCATCGTTAAGACAACGACCTTCAAAGGATTTCTTACCGATATCATAAACACTCAACGAAGGCATATCGAAGAAGTCACCAATGCAGACAATAACATCAGGCTTCATGTCCACAATGTACTTACCAACAGAGGTAAGGAAGGAGATATCTTGGTTAGGTTTGACTTGCACATCAGGTATAATCAAATGTCTCATACAGTTCTTTCGTTAAATATATTACGAGTCTTATAATCCGTAAGAGCATCAATGAGTTCTTCATCTGTCTCTACAGTTACCTTAATAGGATACTCATAATACGCTGTTAATAGTTTAGTCAGTATCTCACTACAACTACGCTGATGTCCAAAGGTTTCTTCAGTGATCTCACATTGAAGTTCACCTGATCTTCCAACAGGCAATTTAATAATAACATTACGCATTCAAAGCCTCCCAAGATACATTAAACAACCCACACTCTTTGATTTCTTTTTCAATCAACTCTGCAACATCTCTTGTTTCTTTCTGTGTGTGACTATCAAGTCTCAGCTTACATACTCTAGCGAAAGCCATCAAGCTACCTGTCCAAATCCACTCAGTCATCATGTTTTGTGGTA